AGCCATGTCAGGACCGAGCTCTTTAATGATACCGGCAACGGTGTAAAGCTCATCGTTTGTTACCGTCTCTGTTTTTGCGTTCAATGCATCAGTAATTTCCTGAGCTGTACCGGTCAGGTTGTGCTGATGAATCAGGTCCTTTACGAGTTGGAGTGACATAACGAAATCTCCTTATAAACCAAACACTTGCTTTAACGCCGGACAAATCGTCTTGATTCCGAAAGAGGCAATAACCTGCGCTTGTGTTGGATCACTCTCGCAAAAGTAACGTAGACTGTACTCGTGTTGTAGCTCTTTAAATGTTTCAGCCTTCCAGCGGGCTGCTGTGTGGTTGTGCCACCGGTCTTCCGGCTTACCACCCCATAATTCTAGTCTTCTCACACGAACACCGTGTTTTGACAGCCAATTCAGTGTCTTTTCTCGATATTTTTCAAGACGCGCAGATACGATAACGACACCAGGCTCGGTCATCGGGATGTGCTTAGGTTCGGCTTTATCCAGCCATTCCTCGTACTCAACCCCCTCCTTCAAGCATTGCGGAGGAGGATCTTCGCAGATAATACCGTCCAGATCGAACGCTATTTCATGAGTAAACCAACAGTTGAACAGGTTCCATTCAAAGAAATGCGGCAACCGGTAGTGGGCGTAAGCGAAGTTAGGCGTGATATCGCTGTCCGGGTTCGCGTAAAGCACGGCTGTTAATATCTTGCTCGGCGGCACCAGCTGGCTGAGAGAGGCAACAGTTTCTGCTAGCTGCGTCCCTCCAGCCAAGCTGTCGTCCACAAGCAAATACTTGTAACGACGCTCTTGCTGCGTATTCTTTAGCAACCCCAGCCTGCGACCGGAACCGACATCAACAAGTCCTCCTTTCTTACTATAGGCAGCGAGCTGCTTTCCATACGCAGTTGCAATTATGCTGGCTGGCAGCAAGCCGCTGCGCGCACAACCAACCACGGTATCAATGTCATTCATCGGAAGGTGTTTCATAAGCTCTTGTGTGTGGTTCACCAGGTCGGTCGTTGTAAGATAACGGGAAGCAGGTATTTCTGTTAGCACGACAGGTTTCGGTCGCTGGTACTTGCATCCAGCCTTGATTGCCTTAGCTCTGCGGGGTCTATCGTCGCAATGGTAGAAGATGGAACACTCGAATCGTCGCAGCAGAAAGCTACACCCCACACAGTTAATATAGGGGTTTGTGTGCTTGTAGTCGGCAATTTTAATTTCAGAATTAAAGTCCGGCTTTTTTTCGCTAGTGGCTGGTGGTTGTGTTCTTGCGTGCGCGCAGCACACCAGCTCCCCCTGAACGGGGAATGTGCGTTTATGTGTTGCACAGTACCAACCGCTATGCGTAAGGCCACACTTAACCATGGGTCAGCTCTGTGTTTGCACTAGCTTGAAGCTCGCAGAACCCGCGAACGTTTGCTTGTATTTCGTTTGACCGATGATCTCTGAAAAGTCGCACTCGGAGAGTACCGGTCCGAGAGTTGCGGACAGCACCACCTTACCTCGATGCGTGCCTTTGCCGGATGTGCCCTCTCCTGGTTCATTTGGATTCCCCTCTGCTGAGGTGGATTCCGTTGTTGTTTCTGAGGCAAACATCTCAAACTCTTCTGAGCAGTAAAGTAATGAGAATTCGCTCCCTGGGTTTCGATCGACAGCGTAAATACCACCAGGAACCAGTATCGCAACCGCAAAGTTGCTAGGTGGAGAACCCTCTAGTTGGTAGTCCATACAGTTGGTGCTGTCATCTCTTACCAGCGGGCAGCCGGTGTAACAGATTGTCAATTCTGCTACTAGCTCGCAGTTGCGATTGATGTAAAAGCGTGGTGTTAGTCTGAAAGCAGCTGGTATCTCACTGTCGAATGTTTCCTGAATCTCGCCTTCTTGAATAGGCCATTGAACCCCGTGACCACAGCCCGTGCTACTTACTAGGTTAATGGGTGGTGCTCGCCACTCAACTGGGTTGGCTAGGGTCGCGACGGTGGACCAATTTTTATAAATCGATGTGGTGGTACCATAACTGAACTTGCATATACCACCACCCAGAAACACCCTCAGCGACTGAATCTGGAATGAAAGACCCAGATCAGCAATCAAGTAGGTGGGCCAAGTGTGGCACAGGCACTGGACGGCTCCTTCAGAATAAGGCCAACCCATGCAAGGTGCTAGGACAAGCGAGTTATTGGCGGCCTTGTTAGAAACAAGGAGCCGAAGAAACCCCGCTGCATCGCGAACGTATTCCTGTGGAAGATAGGCGGCTGAGACGAAAGAACCAGACGGGGCTGTCCCCAAATAACCGAACGTCGCTGCCTCAAGATAGCTAATATAGTCAGTTTTGTAAAGCGGCTTAGTGTAGAGGACGTTATTGTAAGCCAGCGCCGTCTGCCCCCAGGCCACTCTACCACTATCGTGTTGCCACCACGAGACCAGTTCCCAGGGAAGCTCACTCAATCCGAGCACGAAGTAGGTACCAAATGGTACTGTTACAATCGGTGTACCGCTGTAGGAAAATTGATAGCCATCCGTCTGCTTTGTCGCGTTTACGTTCACAGTCCAGTCCGTGCTTCCTGTGCAATAGGTATACACTGAAAACTGGTCAGGTCCGTCCGCATCACAGTAAGCATGCACACGGATTTCACGATAAAGCTTAGTTATCTCGGCTCCACGGGCCTCGGGGGTTGCCTGAGACCAGAGAGAATCGCTCTCTTGCATCGCATTAAACGCAGACCTGTCCCCGTTGATGTCTGTCGCAGTTCGAAACCAGTTATCATTTGGGCCTTTGCTAACGAAGATGAGGCATCCTCGCCTTCTACATCGTTCTTCCCGCCTTTGGGTTTCGCTTTCGATTTCGTAATACGTGATGTTGTGTTCAGAAAGGAAGCTATTGATGGAGTCTACAGTCCACAACTGTTGCGAGAACACAAGCGCCGCCTCGTCGCTAACAGTTTGCATCGACCACGAATTCGTCTGGGAGTCGTATACTTTGTGCTTCAACCTAAACAGGAACACCCCAGGAGGCAGGCGGTCACTGGAACCTGGAATATTGTTAGCAGGATTGTACTCAAAGATGATCTTGATGCTACTGGTAGGTGTTCTCTGTGTTCCTGTCACCAGCCACGCTATTGTATAATCACCACCTTCAACTAGGCTTCGCTGGGCAACGCGCTTTAGGTCGTAAATTTTTACAGAACCGTTCCCCCAGATTCGTTTCGGCAGGCACCAGTCTGTTACTTGGCGAAGACCACAGCTTGCACGAAAAGGAACCCCGCGAATACTAACATCTCCGCTGGGGGTGTCTGTGATGGTGTCGGTGTTTAGTAATTTTTCGGCTATTATCGAACTCCAAAGAGAGTAGTACGGTGGCGTTGGGGCTGGGATGGTAGGGATTTCGTCGTGGTGGAAGACCGTTAAGCCGACAGCTTCATAATTGGTAGCGGCAGCAACACCCCACTGCGGTCCGCCAGGATACCACTCTTGTAAAATACCCTGGCAAAGCAAACCGCCGCTACCATGCACGGTAGGTTTCTCAAGCGAGTACCAGGTGTGTGTTAATGTTGCGATGAGGTTATTGCCATCGTTTTCGTTGTAGTGAGTCGAGGCTTTCACGTAGTTCAAGCCGCTTGAGCGGTTAATCTTAATGTAAAACCCACCAGGATGAATACCACGAAAAGGCCACCATATTCTCCACGTATCTTTTATCACTACTTCCCAGTCTCCGGTGCACTGGATGTAGGGAACTCCATTAGAGTCTGTTTGGACGGAAGCGTTGATTAATGATTCGATTTTATCTGTAAGCTGTGGGAATGGATTTCCCTCATCCCACAGAGAATCAAGAAAGCACTCTCCTGGACAGTCGCAGCGGCGCTTCAGCCAAGCGGATGCTGGGGTGCTGGGGTCGCCCGACGCGATATTACCGTGTCCGTGACTGTAATAGGCTGTTGATGGTGGGTAGAGATTAAACATCAGCAATCAATATCTACAAGGCTCGCAACTGTATGTGGGTTCGGGTCGTAATTCTTAGGCAGAAAGCCGAAATAACTAGTTCTCGAAAAAACAAATCGACATCCAGCCGGTAACGTTGCATAGCTGAGCTTCTTAAGGAAATTAGAATAACCAGGCGGGGGGATAGCCGGTATTCGCAACGACGAATCCCCGCCAGCGCTACCATCTGGGGAATCAACAATGTGATAACCGCCACCGGGCGCGGGTTCAAGAACACCGTGGTGGATAACACTGCGAGCGAATGTTCCAAGGGCAAAGTATCCTGTACGGTAAACAGGTGTGTCAGATAGAGAGTTCGTGATAACCTGAACTGGTCTTTCGTAATCAACTCCAAGCAATTCGACTGGTCCGAATGTGCACCGCTGCCACAGACCGTCTGGTCTCGGAAATAAGTAACCGCCGAACGAATAAGTACCAGGTTGCCCAACCATCAAGAACCACGCAGTCCCGCTCATTGTAATGTTGAAAAACGGAAATTGACCGCTAGCGATAACACCGATTGAGTGCACCCATCGACAACAATATCCCTGCCATACGCTGTCGTATTCGTAGTTATCCGTTCCTCGTTCCACAAATGCCTCAATCGAGGTGTGCCAACCCCCGGCGTACCAACCATTATCGGAGAGCCTAACATCGAAAAGGTTTACCGCAGTTCCGAAGTGGAAGTTTTCTTGATAGGGTGCTCCGTCAAATATCGGGTTGTCGGTAGTCCAGGCTGGTTTCGTTATCATGCAATTGACCGTATCGCCAGTCTGGCCTCTCTCCAGAGAATCCAGCAGAGCGTTCCAGTCGTTTGCCGGAATATTGAGCGGGTCACCCGGATGAACGCGCTTACGAAGTTGCATAGCTCTCAGATACCCAGTGTTGTGCTAAAGTTGGCTTCTGGATAGACCTTGATAACGTTAACTTGCTTCATGATTTTCTTCAGGGGACCAGCGCCATCAACGAATTCAATCCAAAGGAACTCCCAACCCTTTTTGCTTTCGATCTCAAAAACCCCAGTGATAACTTGCCGCTGGGGGTCGAAGACTGGTGCTGTGATTTGCAAGTTGGATACATTCGGGATTGCCGAAAAATCGTAGGTAATGGACCAGCGATCGTCGTTAAAAGAAGCATCGACGCCCTTGTAAAGTAATTCCCCAGGCGCAAATCCCAAAAAAGCATCTTCGTTCACAGTACCTGTTAACGAGTAGAGCAGCCGGACGAAGCCCACTGTTACAGCATCAGCAGCGAATTCTTTTGTTATCGTGAAATCCAGGGTGGGGATGATGACATCGACCCCTTCGACACCTTCCTCTGTAACGTTAACTAAAGCTCCATGGTTGACAGGCTGATAGAGCAGCGTTTTCGATTCGTCTCCCTGCTTATAGGGGGTTACGCTGGTGTTGTTAGACAGCCCTACAATCCGCCTGGTGGTAAGCCCTTTGGTTGTGAAATTAACCGTAATTTTGTAGAACGGAAATTCAGGAGGGGGGTTGTGTTCTGGTTCCTTAAGGTCCCGCTGCTCATAAGTGATTTCTGCGATGTAGAAACCAGGCTTTCCAGCTATCTCTTCGACGTTGTAGTCTGTGCGGATCAACCCATCGTAATATTTAGGGCACAGCGACGGGTCGCCAGTTAGGTTGATTACAACAACCTTCGCGGCTTCGAGCGTTTCCGGTCCTACGACAAGATATCGCTTTGTTGCCGAGTTCCGGCTGCGACTGGCACCTTCTGCTAGTTCGAATACCTGTATGCTCATGGTGACACCTTATTTAAATCTTGGTGGTGATATTTTTTTGCGGATAGAACGCAGCTCAGAAACTGTGAGCTTCCCTTGTTTCGCGATCGTCGCCAGGTGGTCGGAGGCTGACCACGACTGCGCTTGAAACGGAGAAAAGAACCCTACCGTAGAAATCGTTCCTTTGCCGGTATCCACCGCCCTGCGAATGCGTTCGAGCAGATCCTCACGCCGCCGCACAGCATCCTCGTACTCTGCGATGAGATCTGCTCGCACGCCCTTTTCGCGGAGTTCCCGGATACGCCTCTGGAGGTCATATTCCTGCTCAGCCTTCCGCATTGCTTCCTCTGCAGACCTACCTTCCAACCCTCTGGCAGCTTGCAGGGCAGCCTTAATCCTTTCCGTCTCCTCCACGAGCAGCTGGGCTTCACGGGCAATTTCTTCTTGACGCCGAGCCTCTTCCTCGGCCTTCTGTTTAGCTTGCTGTTGCTCGTAAAGCTGCTTTGCGAGCGCAATTTCTTGCGTCCTTGCTGCATTAAGTTGTTGGACAACTCCAGCCAAGTCCTTGTTCTTCTCAATAAGCTCATCATAGTGCTTATTGATTTCGCGTATCCTTCTATCAAGTTCTGTTGGGTTACCAAGCTCAAACTGAAGCTCTGCAATCCGCTCGTTGGCCTGCTGGATAAGGGCGTTCTGCTGCTCGCGGAGCTGTGCATTCCAAGCCTCGTGCTTGGCTTTGATTTCCTCCTCAAGCTTGCGAAGCTCATCAAGCCGGGAGCTTCGCTCTCGCAGAATTTCCTGCATCTTGTCGTGGAGCTTGTTCAAGTCTTCCTGGTTGCGTTCGATGTAATAGCCCGCGCCTTCGAAGAACCAGCCAGCAAGCGCTCTCCCGAGCCGTCCCATATTACCGGAGATCTCATTTGCTGTTGCAAGCACCTTGTTGTAGGTGGTCGTTGTCTCAGCAATAATCTGGCGTCGCTGCTGCTCGATAGCCTGCTGGGCTGCCTGCATGTCCACGCGGATTTGCCGGTTCTGATTATCTATTTCAAGAATCGCACCACGCAGATTCTCATTCAACCGCCTAGCCTGATTCGCCGCCTCAATAAACTGCGACTCGTCGAGATATCGACCAACAATACCGGGCAGTTGTGACAAGGAGGACAGAAACGTATCTACTGCCGACAGAGCGCCGCTTATATCGACGCTCAGGGCCTCGTTAACGAGCTTTTCCTGTGCCTGCTTGTAGGGTTCCCAGATTAAATCCTGGAGAAAGCCAACTATCATCTGGACGAACGAACCAATGATTGCGGCAGCAGATAGCGCACGCAGGGCTAACCCGAAACCCTGCTTAATCACACCGCCGATCAGCGACATTATCGTTTTAGATGTCGCCCGTGTCAGGCTAGCCGCTCCGGTGAGGGAGGCACTAAGCGTTGAAATCTTTTCGTTAGGTACACCCGCTTTGATTGCGCCTAACGTAAAAGCCGCGTCTAGGTTGTAGGATCTTTTCAAATGTGCTCGGGACCTGAACGCTGCACCGAGAGCGTAGGACGTTTGCCCGACTCTGCTCATCGATCGGGATATTGAAGAAATGGAGTCCTTAAATGCATCGCCTAAAAATTTTTGACTCCATTTGCGTATGTTCAGACCGAATTTTCTAAAATAAGCGCCAATATTTTCGGCGCCCCATGCAAGAAATTTGTCGAACGCAATTGACAAGTTACTGCCGCTAAACTTCTTTAGTCTACGTATGTAATCCTCTTGAAGCTTCGGGACTTGCTTTACAGCAAACGCTTCATCGTCACTTATAAAAAGCTGCTGTGCTATGTTTTTGAGTACACCATAATGCAGGAACTCCATTACAAAGTTTTTCTGTGTTAGTTCCTTATCACGTGGAAAAAATGTAGGCAGCAAAGATGCAGTATAACGTCTGGAAGATGGCGAGGTTCGTCTTCCTTTAGAAGAAAACCAAGTTTTCCCGCGTTCATCTTGTTGTCCAAACGGGAGCTCTTCAAAACGCCCCGCAAGCGCTTCCACTGGTTTCTTGAATACGTATTTGTACGCCAGAACCGTACCCGCCATCACCATAAACGAGTACAGCGTGTTTTTGAACCTGGTTAATATCTCTGTTGTGGCGTTGAGCGCTGCCGCAAAGACGGGCAGCCACCTGTTTCCAAGCTGCTGGAGCGATGCTTGGACGGCAGTTAGGAAGCGCGTAAGAGCCACAGAAAACGTAGTACTAGCTTGTGCTGCTGCCCCCGGTACGCGAGCTTTTTCGATCTCAAGCGATTGAAGCCGAGCACGCAGGTCAATCTCCACGACTCGCTTTACCGCAAGTGCGGCCTTATCCCCGAAAACCTCTTTGAGCCTACCTGCTGGAAGAGCATCGATTTTCCTGCGAATTTCATCTAAGACATCTGCCACACCATCCAGGCCTCTTTGTGCGAGAAGACCGTGTATTTCGAGCTCTTCGAGCTTGCCCGTCTCCATCGCAAGAAGGACCCGGCGAATGAACTGTACCGTCTGGCTTGCCTCGACGCCAGCATCGTTGAAGGCAAGCAGAATGGCCACAAGCTCCTTGAGCGACAACCCAGCACCATAAGCAGTTGGAGCTAGTTCTCGCAGGGCGTTAATAAATTCCGGAGCGTTCCCGCCTATAGCCATAAGGGCTGCCGTTACTACGTCCGCGTCCTGTGCCATCTGTTCGGCGGTTAATTCCCAGACGCGGCCAAGCTCAACAAAGGTTTCGGCAAGTTCCCTCTGGCTGACGCCAGTAAGAACAGACCCACGCTCAACGGCCTCGGCCAGCTGCTTAACGCTGCCACTAACTCTTTGAGCGAGATATGCGAATGCATCGGCTGCGACATTCACCCCCCGCGACCGCAGGTCAAGAAAGGTCTGTGTGAGAGAAGCAACAGCAACTGCGGCGTTTTTGGCTGTCCCCACAGCACCAATCAACTTAAGCCTTACGTCGTCGATGGAAAGTGCTGCTGTTTTGAGTGCACCGATAAGCTGGCCAGAAATCTGCCCCGCAACGAAGCCAAGGGCCGTCCCAAAGGAGACGCGCCACACGCTTGCAGCCTTTTCGGTTGTCGAATTGAGCGTATCAAGCTTCTTAGAGACGCCGTCCACCGCGTTAACTACGCGGCTAACCCCTTCTGCTGTAAAGTTTATCTTTACATCGGCTAATTGCGCCATCGTTTTTTAAACTCCGCGTGCTCGGTCAGCAGTGAGTACAGTTCCTTTGCCGACACAGCTATTCTCGGTTCCATAAGCCCATATGCCTCGCTAAATGGATTTAGCTCATTGAGATCGGCGTTAGTGCCGCCGAAGGCACACATTGCGCTTAAAATCTGGGCTGTCCGTGCCCACTCCCAATATTGCCTAGCTATGAACATTTCTTCTAGCTCGTAAAATGTGAATGGCCGCGGATCAACCCCAACAGCACCAGCTAGGCGAAAGCACGTCGTTAGGATGCCTAAAGATTTAAAGGAAGAGGAAGTTGCTGGGATTGTGTTTCGATCTCCGTCAGGCTCTTCTCCAGCTCGTGCTGCGCATTCTGTACCGCGCTCATGATTGCTGATATGTCCGGACGGCCCGCGACCTTGAAAAAAACCACAAGCTCCGCTATGAGCTGATCTCGAAGGTCGGCAATCTGCTCTGGGGTTACCTCGTCAACGAACTCATCTTTTGTTATGTTCTTCAAATCACGCTTAAAGACGGCATATGCTATGGTAGCGATACCCGATATGGATAAGAGGTTTGTTACAAGGCTTGTTGCCTGCTCAGGAGAGCTAATTTCTTCGAGATCGATGCCCGCCTCCTGAATGGCAATCAGCGCCCCGACAGTAAGCCGTCTGGAGTACTCTTTGCCTCGGAATTCGAGCTTCATGTTTCACCTCATTTCAGTTTTTTCTCAAGATTGTTCTTAAAAGCATCAAAGAACAGACGATTAACTGTGTCCCCATATTTCTCAACCGCCGTAGACAAATACGGTCTCGGCGGATACCGTGCAGGTTTTACGAACTTGTTAGCTAGCGCTGCTTGCCGTGTTGTTTGTATGCGTACAATGACTGGGCGACTATTTCTTTCAGCAATTTGTGCTTTTTGCCCAGGCTTAACTCTTCTCCTTCTCGCTACACCACCAAGTTCGTGCAGAACTGGTACGAACCCAGCCCCCAGCTTTTTGTGGCCTATTACAACATTATGCCGGGCACGATCTACAACATAGACGACGAAGCGACGCAACTGCCCCCTTCCACGAATAGCCTTCGGCGGCTGACCAGGCGGAGACGGCTTATATTGCCGCCCAAGTGCTGTCCATCGCATTGAACGCTGGATGGTGCTCCGATAGTAAGCACCGGCTTTGTTAAGTGCTGTAATAACGGAAGCATCGAAAGCTTTTGCAGCCTTTTTATAAAGACCGCGTATGTTGATGCGTACCATTATAGTTCAACCTCAGTCTCGAAGGTGAACAGAAGCCCAGTGTCTCCAGCATCCGCGAGTTCAGTATCAAGCGTAAACTGTGCGTTGTTAACGGCCTTATCAGCTGCAAACATGTCTGCACATATGCGTTTTATTGCTGAGAGGCACGTATTTAAGAAGTCCTCGTAGGCTTTTCGTGATTTAACATAGAAATACACGCTTATACTTTGTGAGCTTATGAACCTGTCTCTTGTAAACGCAGAAACTGTTCCGCCAGTAATTGCTACCACAACATAGAACTGGTCGCTCACCACGTTTTCTCGCTGAAGCGTGGTAGGGCCTTGAAGCACGTCGAATTGTACCCCAGCGTCTTGCAGAGCACTCGCAACGGAGGTTGTTATATCAGTAAGCAGGCTCATGATTAAGCGATAACACCATTGATGTTAACACACCGGAATTACCAGCAACGGAGAAATAACGTCCGTCAGTAGCAACCGGCGTAAACTGACGACCAGTTGCGTTTTCTATGAAAAGATAGGGATCAAGATTACCAGTTAAAAGCTGCGGCGAAATGTCGCTTTTTCGCAGAATCAGCCTGAAGTGGATAGCGCCGGAAGTCTCCGCCGCGTCGATAAAATCCGCCGGTTTATACAGAACACCTTTTACAGTAAAGCTCCAATTGCTTTGTGTGTTGAGGACCGTTAGCGTGGTGCCAACAGTTCTCAACAGCGTTTCAAACAACGCACTTTCGACGCGGCGGAGTTCCATTACACACCTTCAGATGCTAGTTAGCAAATCAGGTGCCATCAACCCACTCTGGTGGGGCATAATCACCAGCAACGGTGTGGTACGTCGGTACGAGCGTAATACGCACTGTCTGAGCCTCTCCCAGAGGCTGATTGAGCGAGAAATCAGCCACGGAGGCTGGGAATTTCACGCCACTGCCGGTTTTCGAATCAAGGGCTTTGACCCAAACAACATCGTTGTTGAAATAGGCCGACTTCACGATACCCAGGGCGGTGTCTTCCGAATCCCAGATGGATTCGAATTCAACCGACAACGACGCGAGCGTTGCGACCTCAATCTTATAACCCTGAGCGGCACGAGTTGTAACGTCGGCACGATCTCGGCTCAGGTTGATCGTGACGTCTTTAACGTTCTTGAGAACGCTATACGTCGTTGGCTCGGCACCGTTGGTTCCAGTCGCACCGACTTCAAGCGAACCCTGAAAACCAAGTTTCATCGCCATGTTTATCTCCTTTCACTAGTTATGTTATGTTATCACTTCGTCGTTGCGAATACCTGTTATCCCCCCGCCTGGTTAGGGGCAGTGCTAGGTATTGCTTCGTTGTTACGAATGACCTCGCTCACAACAATCGGGATACCTTCCCACTCAGCAGGCACAGCTGCCGGGGCACCCAGCGGATTGTAAGCGGTCCGGCTCTTTTGAAGCTGTGCCCGTGACCGACGGCTCATAACGAAAACCGTCGGTTTTGAGCTTTCCGGAAACTTGTTGTAAAGATCAGACATCAAGTCGTCATTCAACTGAGCGCCGCTATCTTCAGTAATGTTTTTAATGCGACCGATTTGGTACTTATGGCCAGGTTGAAGGCCAACCCATGCCGTGAACTCACTCACCAAGGCCGGGAAGTAGGTTCCGCTGGTGGTTCCAGGAATGAGCTGCTCAATCGGATCCGGAAATTCGATGGGATTGATGTTCATGTCGGCCTTAAAGGCAAGACAGACTCCCTTCGGATCGTTCAAATGCAACGCCCAAACGCTCGAACCGGTGTTTGCGGTCGTGCCACCAGCATCCACCACCATGCTGGAGTCAACGACATCCGCAAGACCAAGGAATCCGTTTGCGTCATTCTGCGTACCATAATAAAACTGATTCAACAGCTTCGACAGGAACGCAGAAGCCGATCCAACCGCCTCGGTCATGAGATAGGATTCAGGCCCATCAACATATGCGAGTGCGACGCCTTTGTCCACAACTAAAATCTCGCTCAGGAGCTTGAGCGTGACGATAACTTCGTCGTAAGTT